ATCTGGAACCCGATCCGGCTCGAGCCGTGGCAGTGCTGGATCTTCTGCACGATGTTCGGGTGGGTCCATGCGGAGACCGGTCTCCGTCGGTTCAAGGTGGGCCTGATCCTCGTGCCGCGGAAGAACGCAAAGTCCACGATGGGCGCGATCATCGGCCTGTATATGTTCGCGGTCGACGGGGAAGGCGGCGCGGAGTGCTACTCGGCGGCGACGACTCGAGACCAGGCCAAAGCCGTGGCAGAAATTGCGTGGGAGATGGCCAGGCGCTCGCCGGGGTTCTGTCAGGCGTTCGGGGTGCGGGTCGGGTCTGAGACGACGCGTAGTTTGGCGATTCCGGAGTCGGCGTCCAAGTTCATGCCGCTGTCGGCGGATGCGAACTCTCTGGACGGGCTCAACGTGTCCTGCGCGGTGATCGACGAGCTGCACGCGCACAAGACCCCGGCGGTCTGGCAAGTCCTGGACACGGGCACCGGAGCGCGGTTGCAACCATGGCTCCTAGGGATCACGACGGCCGGCGTGGACGTCGGGGGCATCTGCCATCAGAAACTCGACTACCTGCAGAAGATTCTCAACGGGGACGTGGAGGACGAGACGTTCTTCGGCCTGAACTACACGATCGACCCTGGGGACGACATTCGGCTCGAATCCGTCCAGCGGAAGGCGAATCCCAACTACGGGGTGAGTGTGCAGCCGGCGGACCTGACCGCCAAGATCGCCGCGGCGCAAGTGAACCAAGCGGAGATGAACAATCTCCTCACGAAGCATTTCAACGTCTGGATCCGGAGCGAGGCGTCGTGGATGCCGGCCTCGACGTGGCAGACGTGTGCGGCGCCAGGGCTCACGCTGGAGTCGCTGAAGACGTTCCCGCTGTTCATCGGGGTGGACCTGGGGGAGACTCGCGACCCGTCGGCGCTGTCGTTGCTCTTCAAGTTGGACGCCGAGCGGTATGCGCTGATCTCGAAGATCTACGTGCCCGAAGAGGTGGTTCGGTTGTCACCGACGGCGCAGATGCCCGGGTGGGCCAGGACGGGCGCGATCATCGTGACGCCTGGGAACGAAGCGGACTATCGGCGTATTCAGGACGACCTGTTGGACCTGGTGAAGACGTGCAACGTCCGAGAGATCGACTTCGATCGACGGTCGGCCAGGCTGATGATGCAGGAGATCCGGCTGAAGCTGGAACCGAGCCTGGGCCGGGACAAGGTCGAGCGGATGGTGCTCGACATTCCCCAGAACGTCGACACGATGGATCCGGCCATGAAGACGGCCGAGGCGTTGATCCTCGGGAAGAAACTCCAGCACGACGGGAGCGAGCCCATGGCCTGGATGGTCGGGAACGTCTCCGTCGAGCGGGACCACAAGGGGCAGATTTACCCCAGGAAAGCGGGCGGGAAGGACAGCCCGAACAAGATTGACGGGGCCGTGGCGTTCTTTACCTGCCTGTCGAGGGCGATGCAGCCACAGGTCGCAGCGACGTGTCAGATCATCATTCTGGGGGCGAGATGAGCAGGAAAGAACGGATCGCAGCGATCGAAAAGGCGTTGACGAAGCTGCTGGCACGTGAACACGCGGATTCGGAGATCGGATGCTCGGCGCTGGCTAATGCGCTCCTTGAGGCGTTCGTGCGCTGCCGCCGTGACCCGTCTATCAGTGCGTCCGTTGCGGACGAGATGCGGCGCCTGGCCGCGCACATCGTGAAACTCGCCGAGGCCGATACCATCGCGCTGACGTTCATCGCCGACGAGGGGCGGCTCCACTGATGATGCAAAGCGACTGGGATCGTCGTCACAAGTTCCATGCTGAACTGGAGGACTATCCACCCCCTAACCACAGGGAGCACCGATACGTCGGGGGGCCTCCTCCTCCCAGAATTAAGCGGATGCAGTTGGCTCACGAGGTGCGCGCGAGACGTCTTGGCATTCCCTACGATCTGATCGATTTACGCACGGTGTACTCCAAGCATGGTGGGCTGTGCGGCATCTGCGGTGAGCCTGTCAGCCTTGAGACGTTCACCATCGATCACATTGTTCCGGTGTCGCGTGGCGGTCCACACACGTTGGAAAATATGCAGCCTGCCCATCGCGCCTGCAATAGTCGCAAAGGGGATTCGTGATGGCACAGCCCGAAGTGTTCACCGTGAAGGAACTCGCCGCGCGCGAGCGCGTGCACGAGCGTACAGTCAGACGGTGGGTGGAGAAGGGCGCCGTAGAGGTTCGTCGAACCCCCGGCGGATCCATCCGAATCACGGACCCTCATCACGTCAAACTCCGGGCATCTGCGGACAATAGCGGACATTCCTCCCGGTAGTCCCTTACATCTCCACACGCCAGGCCTGAGCATGGGAACCGACCCATGCTCAACAAGGCGTACAGCCTTCTCGAAATCAAGTCCATCGACCAGGCGCAGCGCATTGTCGAAGGCATCGCCTCGACCCCGAGCCTCGATCGTGGCGGCGACATCATGGAGTCCAAGGGCGCGCAGTTCAAGCTGCCGATGCCCTTCCTCTGGTTCCACAACGCACAAGCCCCGATCGGTGAAGTGTTCGCCGCCGAGGTCCGTCCGGACGGGATCCACATCAAGGCGCGCGTCTCGAAGGTCACGACACCTGGGCGCCTGAAAAGCCTCGTCGACGATGCGTGGGCGGCCTTCACGGCCAGCCCTCCACTCGTGCGCGGTCTCAGCATTGGCTGGAAACCGATCGAGTTCGTCCCTGTCGCTGGTTCCAAGGCCGTTCGTCACCTCAAATGGTTCTGGGGTGAGCTAAGCGCCGTGACGATCCCGATGAACGTCGAGGCCAACATCACCGCCGTCAAACAGTTTGACGCGTCCGCTCCCGCCGTGTCCGGCATTGGGCGACCGTCTTCCTCCCCCGGTGTTCTGGGGATTTCATCGAAAGCACAGACCATGAATGTCTCCGAACAGTTGACGGGGGCCAAGACCGATCTACAAGTGAAAAACGATCGGTTGATGGCGCTCATGTCACAAGACGAAACCAACGGCGGTCTCGACGGTGACGACGTCACCGAACGCGACACACTCCTGAAGGAAGTGCCGGCGCTCACCTCGCGCGTCAAGCAACTGCAGACGGTCGAGGATGCACAGGCTATCCAGTCGCGTCCCCTGATTCCTGCGGCCACGCGGACTGGAACCGCAAAGCCAGTCGTTGAAGTGCTACCGCGTATCAAGGGCCAGCTCTTTACCCGCTACGCGATGGCCGTGGCCGCCGGTCGCGGCAGCCTGTCGGACACACTGGCGTATGCGAAACGGTTCACGGACACGCCGGAAGTCGCCGCCTACGCGAAGGCGATGCACTTCAAGGCGGATCCTGGCACAACCGAAGTCGCCAGCCCGTCGTGGGGTGGTGAACTTGCGTACCCGAACACGATCGAGACCGAGTTCGTCGAACTCCTGCGGCCTGAGACCATCATCGGCAAGGTCTCCGGGTTCCGTCCGGTGCCATTCAACATCCCGATCATCACGCAGACCGGTGGATCCACCTTCGGGTGGGTCGGTGAAGCTGGCACCAAGCAAGTCAGCGAACTTTCGTTTCAGCGCGACACGCTCGGCAAGAGCAAGGCGGCCGGGATCATCGTGCTCACCGAGGAGTTGGTCCGGTTGTCGCGCCCTGACGCCGAGGCCACGGTTCGAACGGATATGGTCGAGCAGTGCGCGCGGTTCCTGGATGCACAGTTCATCCAGGTCGGTGTGTCGGCCGGTGCGAATAACCCGGCGTCGATCACCAACGGCGTGAGTGCGCCGAATGCGACGGGCGCGGATCTGGCGTCGTTCCTCTACGACTTCAAGACCGCCCTGGCCACGCTGGTGGCCGCGGAAATCTCCCTGATGGGCCTCGTAGTCGTCACGACGCCGACGATCGCGCTGGGTCTCAGCATGTTCACCAACGCCCTCGGCCAGCAGCCCACCGGGATCGCCATGACCCCGACGGGTGGCACGCTGTTCGGGTATCAGGTGATCGTGTCCGATTCAGTTGACGCCGGGCACCTCGTGATCTTCAAGCCGTCCGAGATTTTCTTGGCGGATGACGGTCGCGTGACGCTCGACGCGAGCAACCAGGCCACCCTCGACATGATGGGCGGGTCGCCTGGCGCGCCGACGTTCAACCTCTGGCAGCGCAACTGTATCGGCATCCGCGCCGAGCGGTGGATCCGGTGGCAGAAGCGTCGGCCGACCGTGGTCGCGGTGATCGATACCGCCGCCTACGGCCCGAGCCTGGCTTCTCCATAGTCGTCGTTCTGAACCGGCGCCCACGAACAACGGCGTGGGCGCCGGCCTCTCTCTCGGTCTGGAGTCTCCAATTTGTTGGTACCCCTCATCGCCACGGCACCGTGCGAATACGACGGGAAACGGTACGCCATCGGGGCGTCTTTTTCGGCGTACAGCGAGGATCACGCGCGCGTGTTGGTGTTGCTCGGAAAAGCTCGCCGTCGCAACCGCGACGGGACAACCTGTCCCGAAGGTCCCGACGGCCATCTAGACGAACCCGGTATCGTCGAGCCTGTCCGCCCGAAGCGCGTCTATCGCCGCCGGACCGTGGCTGTCCAGGATCCCGAGTGAACATTCTCGGCTTCTCGATCACCCGGACGAAGGCCGCGGCCCTGACGTCCGTGCCCGGATCGAGGGGCTGGTGGCCGCTCATCCAAGAACTGACGACCGGCGCTTGGCAGCGGAACGAAGACGTCGCCGTTGATACCGCCTTTCAGAATCCCACGCTCTACGCCTGCCTGACGCTGATCGCGGGTGACATCGCAAAACTCCGCCCGAAGCTGGTCGAGCGTGACGACGAAGGTATCTGGACGGAGACCGACAGCGGTAAGTGTGCGCCTGTTCTGCGGAAGCCGAACGACTATCAGACGCGGATCGAGTTCTTCGAGTGGTGGATGCTGTCCAAGCTTGGGCACGGCAATACCTACGTGCTCAAGGAGCGAGGCGAGAGCCAAGTCGTCCGGGCCCTTCACATTCTCGACCCGCATCGCATCACACCACTCGTCGCTCCAGATGGATCCGTGTTTTACCAGTTGGCGATCGATGAACTGGCCATGATCAAGCAGTCGATCGTGGTGCCTGCACGGGAGATCATCCACGACCGACACTGTCCGCTCTTTCATCCCTTGGTCGGTGTCTCACCGATCTACGCGGCGGGGTATCCCGCGATCGATGGCCTCACGAGTCGGCGGACGGCCCATTCCTTCCTCGCGAGCGGATCGCGACCGGCCGGGATTCTTGAAGTCCCGATGGACATCACCCGAGAGCAGGCCAGCGAACTCCTGCTCCGGTGGAATGAGCGTGAACCTGGGTCGATCGCGGTCCTCACCGGCGGGATGAAGTTCACGACGATCGCCATGACGGCCGAGCAGTCGCAGCTCGTCGAACAACTGCACATGACCGACGAGGACATCGCGAAGTGTTTCCATATGCCACGGCACAAGGTGGGCATCGGCGCGGATCCGACGCACAACAACGCGGAAGTCTTCAACCTCCAGTACTACACGGACTGTCTCCAGACGCACATCGAGAAGTTGGAACTCTGCCTCGACGAAGGGCTGGAGTTGACGACGGTGCCTGGCAAGACGCTCGGCGTGGAGTTCGACCTGGATGGCCTCTTCAAGATGGACACCGCAGGCAAATCGGAAGCCGCGTCGAAAGCCGTCGGCGCCGGGATGTCCTACGACGAGGTGCGGAAACGGTATTGGGATCTCGGTCCCGTCGAAGGCGGGGCGTCCCCGCTCGCGCAGCAGCAGTACCACAGCATCGCCGCACTCGCTCGACGAGACGCATCGGATGAGGCCTTCGGCGCGAAGCCTGCGCCGCCACCCGAACCTGAGCCCGATCCAGAGCCGGAAGAGAAAGCCATGCCGGCCGGAGAGTTCCTGATGACCATCCGTCGAAAGGTGGCCGAGATGGCCCACGTATGACGTTGACGGCGGAACTCGCGGACGTGATTTCCATCGCCATTCACGACGCTACGGCGCCACTGCTGGCGAAGATTGCGCTCCTCGAGGCGCGTCCTGTCGTGGCGCCTGATGCTGTGGACGCACTGAAGGACTTCGCCGCTGATACGCGCGCGCGGCTGTTGGCGATCGAGTCGAGGCCGGTGATTCCTGGACCTCGTGGCGAGATCGGTCTGCCCGGTGTCGACGGGAAGGACGGAGCTCAAGGCCTGCCAGGCAAGGACGGCAGAGACGGATTAGACGGCAAGGACGGAGCCGCTGGACTCAACGGCAAGGATGGCCTGAATGGTCAGGACGGTGCACCAGGGCTACCTGGATCGGGCGGCGTCAACGGCAAGGATGGGCACGCCGGCCTTGACGGGAAAGACGGCGCGCCGGGACGTGACGGCGATGATGGCACGCACGGGCTGAACGGGATAGACGGCCTCCACGGTCTCGAAGGGAAGGACGG